CGTGCTAACCCTAGTTCTGTGTCACAGGTAAAAGAGTGGTTGTTCATGCTAGGGTGGGAACCACGTACATTCAAGTTTATGAGGGAAGCAGATGGCTCCACAAGGAAATTGGAACAAATACGTAAAGACGGAGAACTCTGTGCCTCAGTACGTGAACTGGTTGAACGAGAACCTGCTATTGGTTTGCTTGATGGCCTTACTGTTCTTTCTCATCGTATTGGAGTCATCAAGGGCTTACTTGAATCAGAGAACGGGGGATATGTGTGTGCAAGTGTGGCAGGACTTACGAACACATTCAGGTTCCGTCACGCCAGACCTTGTGTCAACTTGCCAAGCGTTGATCGACAGTACGGTAAAGAAATAAGGGAATGCCTGACAGCACCAGAAGGTTACACTCTGTGTGGTGCCGATATGACCTCATTAGAGGACACAACAAAGCGTCACTACATGAAACCACTAGACCCTGATTACGTCGAGGAAATGTCTAAGGATGGGTTTGATCCACACCTTGACCTTGCTAAACACGCAGGTGTCGTCACACAAGATGACATCGACAAACACAACTCAGGTGAACGTAGCCTCAAGGCACTACGTAAGAACTACAAGGTGGTGAACTACAGTGCGACTTATGGTGTAGGTAAGCAAACCCTAGCCAGAAACACAGGCATGTCTGAGAGCGAAGCACAGACGCTCCTAGACGCATTCTGGTCACGCAACTGGTCTGTGCAGAAAGTGAGTGAAGATGCAAGGGTACGAACTGTTCTTGGCTCTGATTGGCTTTACAATCCTGTGTCTGGTTTCTGGCACTCTTTACGATCTGATAAGGATCGGTTTAGTACCTTGAACCAATCTACAGGTGTTTACTGTTTTGATAGTTGGGTCATGTATTGTCGTGGCTTCCTGTTAAAAACTATTGGTCAATTTCACGACGAGGTTATTGTCCTGACAGAAGAAGGAGAAGAGGAAAACACAAAAAGCAAAATGCAATCTGCTATTGATTTGCTCAATGAAGAGTTGCAGTTAAATGTACCTCTTGGGATTGATGTACAGTTTGGTAAAACGTATGCCGATGTACACTAAAATAAAAGTTGTCAGTAGCTGAAAAAAGTTACTATATATATTTACCAGTGTTAGAAAAGGATACACAATATGGCAAGATACACACTCGACATGGTTCTAGAATATGCAAAAGTATTCCCTGAGAACGCAGACATGGGTAACATGGATGGGCCACAATGGCAACAACAGATTGCTATGAAGGGTGGTCAGTATGTCGTCAATGCATACTTCACCAATCAAGAACAGATTGACAAACTTATGATGGATGGCTTCAAGGCTACAGTAATGGGTAACGCACGTATCCAAGAGGGTAATGCAGACTTCGGTATTGGTAAGTACATGAAGATCAAACGTGGCGTAGCTGATGATGTACGTGACTGGATCGACCCAATTACTAAAGATAACGTCAACCTAGGTGGTCCTGTCAAGGTCGTTGACCTACGGCAAGGCAAAGAGGAAGTTCGTAAGTGGTCATTCTCTGAGGATGGTGAACTAGGCAACGGTACACGGGCCAAGGTACAGTTTGAAACCTATGCTGATGGTAACGGTATTCGCCTTAACGGTATTGCTGTCACTGAACTGATTGAACGTACAAGCGAACCATCAGAAGATGACATGATTTTTGCGGCGGCAGGTTAATGCAAGTAGAAATTAGTTTTGTAATGGACAAAGATGAGGACGGGGTTTCAGGCTCCGTCACCATCGAACGACAAGAGGTAGATAGCTTATATGATCTCCTACATCTATATCACGATGCTTGCCTTGCAGCAGGATACACCTACGTGGAATCCATCGGTGCGCACAAAGAAGGTGGCGAAATGGCTTGGTCGAGTTTCTGATGGGATACGGAAAGGCTTTAATCGACGGTGATGTATTCGCCTATCGTGCTGCCTTTTCTACTCAAGATGAAAGCGAACGGGCTGCACGTGTAAAGACTGACGAGATACTGCAAATGAGTATAGAATATGTATGTGGCTGGCCTTGGGACAGTGACGACTATCAAATCTATATCACATGCAGTGGACATCAGTTTAGACACGACATAGCCAAGTCACATGTTTACAAAGGTAATAGGTACAAAAGAGAAAAGCCTAAACACCTTTCATTCATTCGTGACTATATGGTGTCAGATTGGCAAACGGTTGTCAGTGTGGAACAAGAAGCAGACGATTGTCTAGCAATACATGCTACAGAACTCGACCATGACTGTACTATCGTATCAGTAGATAAGGATATGCTACAGGTTCCATGCTGGCATTACAATCCTGTTAAGGGTACTATGAACAAGGTTACCCCCGACGAGGGAATTAAGTTTTTCTATACTCAAATATTGACAGGAGACAATGCTGACAACATCCACGGTCTACCGCAAGTTGGCCCTAAGAAAGCTGAGAAGATACTCAAAGGGTCAACCACTGAGGAAGATTTGTGGGATACAGTCGTAAAGGCTTATGGTGGCGATGTAGACCGTGTAGTGGAAAATGCTAGGTTACTCTGGCTACGACGATACGAAGGAGAATTATGGCAACCACCAGACAAGCGATAAAGCATGGCTATCGTTCTGGTTTAGAAGAGAGGGTGTCGAGGGAATTAGAGGAAGCTGGTGTTAAGTATGAGTATGAGACACAGAAGATCAAGTACCGTGTCGAGGAAGACCGTACTTATACACCAGACTTCATCTTACCCAACGGTATCATAGTCGAAACTAAGGGACGGTTTACAGTAGCAGATAGAAAAAAGCATTTGCTAATTCAGAAACAGTACCCAAAGCATGACATCAGGTTTGTGTTTCAGAACTCTAGAGCAAAGTTATACAAGGGTGCAAAGACTACTTATGCACAGTGGTGTGACAAGCATGGGTTCCTGTACGCAGATAAGTCTATACCAGAGGAATGGTTATGAGTTTATCAGATTACATAGAAGCGTATGATACAATCGAACAAGAAGACGACATAGATAAACTGAAATATATGGCTAAGTTTATATTGGTTGGTCGTGCTATGTGTGATAGAAACCTATCTGAGGAAGAGGCTATAGCTTTGGCAGAATATAGTTCTATAGACTTAGGTATGGCAGAAGAGGTTATAGTTCACTGATGGGAAAAAGATCCGATTTTGTCAGGGTACCTAGGGACTACTACCCGACACCAGAAGAAGCTGTTAAGCCTCTTATAGATCATCTACCGCAAGATGGTTTTAATTTTATAGAGCCATGTGCAGGTGATGGTAGGCTTGTCGATCATATCGAAAGGTTGACTGATTATGCTAGTTGTGGTTTTGCTTCTGATATAGAGCCACGAAGATATGATGTTATGCCGTGGAATGCCCTTGATGGGAAACCACATGATGAACTTGACGTTGACTATTGCATTACTAACCCACCTTGGGAACGTAACTTCCTGCACAACTTTATAGATACTTGGATTGGCATTATGCCTACTTGGTTATTGTTTGATGCTGACTGGATGCATACAAAGCAATCATCGGTTCTTATGACTTATTGTTCTAAGATCGTAAGTGTAGGTAGGGTTAAGTGGATAGAAGGTTCTAAACACACAGGTAAAGATAACTGTGCGTGGTATCTGTTTAATCGACACCACAGAGGTCCAACAGAGTTTTATGGAAGGTTGATAGAATGATCAGTAGAGAAGACATAGAAGCGTTTGAATACTTTAGTCAGACGGAAATGGAAATGAATGTATATCAGAAAGCAGCCTCACAGACTGCCATATACAAACATGAACATCAAGTCATCTACCCTGCATTAGGTTTAGCAGCAGAAGCTGGTGAGGTAGCTAACAAGGTTAAGAAAATCCTACGGGATGGTAAGTTTGACCGTGAAGCTATTGCAGATGAAGTAGGTGACTGCTTGTGGTACATTGCTGCATTATGTCGTGATCTAAACGTCAGTATGTCAGACCTTGCTGCAAGCAACTTAAAGAAGTTACAGGATCGCAAAGAACGTGGGGTCCTCAGTGGAAATGGAGACAAAAGGTAATGCCTGATATGATTGGTGTAGAGACTGTGAGGTCCATGATGTGGCTCCTTTTACGGCACAGCGTAAATTAAAAAGAATTACGCCGCAACGTAAATATCTACTTTTTACGCCATAGCGTAACAATCGATCTGCACTCACGCTTGCAGTCCAACCTATCAGTTTCACCTTGATGGTAATTGTGCCAAGCTACTACAAGAAGAAGGTTTGAAGCTAGTCCTGTACTGTGCAGCAGCAAGTCTAGATTTACAGGTAGTGTATGACTTTATAGAGGATCATATCAAGTCTAAAAAAGATGAACTAACAGAATATAAATTTGGAGATGTGGATGAGTAAGAAGAAAACAGGTATGACTTGGTTCTGGCGGTTTCTAAACTATGTAGCAACTTGGCGAGAACATCGTAATACTATCAAACAACTTAATGCACTAAGTGATGCAGAACTAAATGACATAGGAATTAGTCGTGCAGACATTGACCGTCTGGTATGGCTAGGTGAAGACAAAACAATGCGTGGACGAGGAAAAGAACAAGAATGAACAATATGCTCCCTACCCCCTATCAAAACTTTATTGC